CCCCCACCAATTTTACCGGCCGCGGCTGCGGTTCCTTTAATTTCACCTTGCCAAGAAGTAGAACCACCAAAGGTTCTAAATTGTATTTCACCAGAATTAGTTTCTATGTAAATGTCTTGTGATGAGAAAAAGTTACCTGTCTTACCATACTTATAACCACCATAGGTATATTTCTTTTTTGTAGTTGCATTTGGAATTTTATAGTAAGTAATAGTTGCTGATGAATTTGCAGCAACTTTTTTCAAGGAAATACCTAATAGTTTTGTTTTATCTGAAGAGTTTTTTGCTCCTGCAAGTTCTGCAACCTTATCATTAAGNGTTCCCCAACTAGAAGTAAATTTATCTAGAGGTCTGTCTGTNGGCCGNAGTGTACTCATCCAGATATCGCCTGGATTCCACTTATCGTGAGAGAAAGAACCTGGCGCTTGTGGTTTTTTAGATTTCCTGTCTATATTATGACATGTAGTTTTTGCTTTGTATAGATTTGTCATAAAGGTAGAACCTCTGTGAAAATATACCTTTCCCGAAACCTTTCTACCAAATTTCTCCCAAAGTAAATTTGCCGTTTTTATATATACGTCTGTCTCTACCCAATCAGCTGGGCCCTTATCCAAACAATCTTTCAATGACTTATCTGTATAAGCACAATCTTTTGTACTTTCTAACTCTTTATTAGATACAGACGAAACTTTGCGTTTTGCTTTGTTAAAAACATATGCACAATAAAAACACTGTAGAGATTCGGTAAGAGCAGTATCGTCTGCTCCACCGCCTGAACCACCACCGCCACCAAAATCTTTATCTTTAAATATCTTAGTTGCTTTTATTTCAAGTATATTTTTTTTGCTATCGTTCTTTTTATAGTAAAGAAGAACTCTTTCTTTTTTATCATATTCCACACCTACAATTGTTTGACCAACTTTAGTTGTACCTATGACAAAATCTTTTTTATCTTTTATTTTTTTGAGAAAAATATCATCACGCATCAATCCAGCATATGGGCCGCCAGACGCCATCTTTTTAAAATCACCAGATTGTAGAGCAGCCATATTATCACTCCTTTATATTATATTTATAGTATAGAGTGATTTCAATGTGTTGTCAACAAAAAAAGGGGAGAGCCGAAGCTCTCCCCCAAGTCTGTTAGACCCCTTATTTTACATAAGGTTAGAGACTTTAACGCGACGATACCAAGCGTTGGTGTTCGCATCCAGCGAAGCATCGGTGTTAACCGTGTCACCAGCAGCAGCCGCACCCGCAGCAGCGAATGGGTTAGCAGCAAGACCATAACGGGTCTTGAAACCAATCTTGGGCTGGAAGGAGTTCTCACCAACCGCACGAACCATCTGAAGCGGAACGTATGGGCAGTAGAAGAAACCAGCATCGTAAGGCGATGTGCCCTTGTAACCACAGACGTAGTACTGAGAAGCAGCGACGTTTGCAGAATACGGGTCAACATAGACCTTGAAACGACCATTCATCACACCAGCAAATGTGGTGGATGTGTCGTCAACCGACAGGTTGTTGTTCAGAGCAGGCGTGTAATCAAGAACACCAGCCATCTGAAGAGCAGAAGCAACGTCAGCCGAAACGATCAGCATGTTACCTTTGCCGCGACGAGTCTGCTGACCAATCGCATTGGCATCACGCTCGATCTGGAACATCAGACCCTTGAACTTCTCAACCGACCAACGACCATTCGAGTCGGTGTCCAGATCAAAGATACCAGCGTTAGTTGTGTTAACCTGAGCACCCGCAACCGCCGTAACATACAGCGAACGAACAACTTCACGGTTAATTTCAGCAAGGATTTCTGTGGACAGAATGTTGCTGAGTTCTGTTTCGGCGTCCAAACCGTGGATCGCCTTGAGGTCTTGCGCCAGTTCCATCGTGTACTCGGCCTTGAGGGCACGGGACACAGCGGTAACCGTTGACTTCTCAATGGAGAAGGCCATTTCAGCGAAAGCGTTCGTGCCGCTATCACCAAGGGCTTCTGCCTGAGCAGTCGTCATACCTGTGGCACTTGTGTAAGTACCGGCAGGGCTGTCATTAAGAACAGCAGGGTTGGTTTCTGTTCCACCAACATCGCCACCACCGATTGTACCGGCAGCGTTCTGGTTCGAACGACCCTGTGCGCCTGGGAAGGACTCGTCAACGAGAGCTTCGGCACCATCGGAAGATGTGAGCGAGGAACGCATCGCAAAGATCAGACCCGTTGGACCTGTCATTGGCTGCACACCGCAAACGTCATACGCGATAAGGTTAGGCATCGCACGGCGAACGAGNGAAATTAGAATTGGNTCCCAATTNTCAATCGAACCACCAGTGCTGTTGGTTGGTGCTGTTTCTGCAAGAAAACCACGGTCTTCACGCATTGCAGCTTCTTGGTTTTCTAGGATGAGAGTGGTAACGGCCCGCTTGTAAGAATCCTCAATCTTCGGAAGATCGGGGTGTTCTAGGACTGGCTGCCACTTTTCTTGTAGATGTTCTGTCTGAAACATTTGTTTCTCCTTTTTTAATTACATCCGTTAATAATATTATTGGGCACGTGCTTTGTTACGACTGATTGCCGACATATAAGCGCTCATTGCTTCAGTCGTATCAATGTCCTGTGCGGTGCCACCGTCTTCATCATCAAAATTCTGTTCAACAATCATCTTTGGGAAATAACTTTCCTTCAAGGTGTCGAGTTTTGCTTTGAAGGACTCTTCGTCAACAAAGTCAACATCTTCTGTAAGAGACTTGAACTTCTCAATTTCAGTATCGGTCAAATCTTCGCAAGCTTCCGAAATGACCTGTTCCCGAACCAGACCAGACTTAACAGAGGTAAGAGCGATATTCTGCTCCATGACATTGTTAACCTTTTCTTCCAGTTCAGCAATTTTTTCAGACTGTGCTTCGAGAACGTCATATTTCTCATCAGGCACGTCAATATAATGATCTTCAAACAACTGTTTCAGTCCAGAGATAAAGTCTTCTGCAATCTCGCCCTTCAAACCGCGCTCAATTGCCAACTCGTTCTCTTTCGTCCATTCCTCTACAACGTAGTTGAGATAAGTATCTACTTTTTCTGTAAGAGCTTCAACCGACTCTTCCAGTTTTTCTTCAAACTCAGAAGTCATTCCTTCGTGAATACGAGTAATTTCTTCGCGAGTCTTCGATTTAACAGCAGCTTCAAAGATTGTCGCTGCCTTGTCCTTGAACTCTTCGGAGAGGTCTTCACCTTCTACGAGGGCGTCAACATCTTCCTTGACATTGATGGACTTGATCTTCTCTTCGATCTCAGCCTTGGCATCCTCAAGTTTCTTGAGTTCTGACAGAGCTTCTTCATCCATTTCCATGTCTTCAGCAGGTTTCATCATGCTGTTATACATGGCTTTCAGATCGACGGCTTTCATACCGGCCATCATACTTGTCATTTTCTCTTTATACATTTCTTTGGTCATGCGAGCCTCTTTAACGACTTCCTGACCTTCTTCTGGTTCGACCTGATCACCAGCAGCAAGTTTCATAGTCTCGCCGGGTGTTGCTTCACCAGAAGAACCCTGTTTTACTTTGGGTTCTGATTTTGCACCCTTAGTTGGTGCAGATGTATCTTTAGAAACCTTCTTTGCAGCAACATCCGTTGGGGATTTTGTTGCATCAGGTTTAACAACGGGTTCACCGCCATCTTCGACTTCGCCGCCGGGAGTCTCGTTTCCAAGACTCTTTTTGCCTTCGGCAGGAGCAGCACCATCAGTAGGCTGTTTAGACGCCTCTTCTAGTTCTGCAAGCACTTCCGCTTCCAGCTCTTCAATTGTTTGTTCTAGTTCTGACATAGGGTGTCTCCTTATCGTTAATTATTATTTATAAGATTAAAGTCTTTTAAGAAATTTAGCAAATGCTAAAGCTTCGCGATTTGCGTTCCTTTGACGTTCCTTTACGTCAAATTCTCTTTTCATTTCTACCATTTCCGCTTCCAACAACGCTCCGTTATTCCAAACCCACTCTTTACCTTCCATGATACCTTCCACGAAAGCGTTTGGTGCAGAAGGATCAGCAACAATATCTGCTGCCGTTGCGAGATAGAAGTCGTCTCGCACATAATTTGCACCACCTTTTTGATCTAGACTGCCCATTCCCCGCGAGGAAACGCCCAGT